TTTACCAAAGTCTTCCGTAGTTTCTTGCATCATACCTTTCTGCATGTGTGGCGCTGAGAGGGGGCTTGTAGGTGCTATAGGAGTTACTGCAGCATTTGATTGAGCAATCTTAATTTGCTGTTGCATATTCTTTTGTTGTTCTCTTGGATCATAATACATTAGTAATTCCCTCTCCCTATAGGGCCACCTTTAACTAGACCACCTTTATTAAGACCACCGATATATCCTTTCCCAGTAGTAGTAGCTCTAAAGGTTGATTTAGGGTTAACTAAACGTAAAGCTTTTTCGGCTTCTTTATTTTTCTTATCTCTAGCCTGCTTAACTACTTGGTCATGCCAAGACGGTTCACTTTTCTTACTTTCATAAGTGCTAGCAGTTATAGCATTAGCCGCTTTACCAAGTAATGAGTTATCAACAACAGTCTTAACTGCTTTACCTGCGGTATTTCCAACTCGAGTAAGTAAGTTTGGATTAGTATCAGCAATGGAACCGGGAACTGTTAGACTTCCTCTTCCTGCTTCTCCTACTCCTAGTGCTCTATAATCAAAGTTTTCACCTACTCCTAAATTAGCATTTCCCCCAGCGGTATATTCATACCCTGAATACCCTGGATAAATAGAATCACCTCTTCCACTTTCAATAGAGCGAGCGCGTTCAACATAATTATTTATATCATCAACTTCGTGCCCATTATTACGATCAGATTCTATTAATCGTTCTATAGTTTTACCTTCTGCTTCGCTAAGTATTCTCTTTGAAACCATCTCACTAGCGACATCCTTACCAGATGAGTTTCCAATCATTCCACCGCTTATAGCGCTTGGCTTGCGGGACATAATTGAAGCTCCACTAGAAGTATTGGATTTTTGTTTAGGTTCTCCATACCTAACTTCACCCGCTTTCCTAGCTTTCTCTAATGCATCGTTCAACCATGCGTCATGAGCTGCACTATCGTATGATAGTTTTGTAGGAGAAGTTCCTTGTAAGTATTGTGCGATAGCCCCTTGCGCATGGCCACCTTGAGGTATACCTGTCTGCACACTTGCGTTTGGATTATGAGTCCATACAGATGTTGGAGCTGTGGAGGGAGTATACGTCCCTGTAGGGGGAGGAGACCAAATACCCGCATTAGCACCAGGCTGGATAGGAGGTCCTGACTTCATAGTTGGATTACCACCAAAGCTCATATCACTTGCCTCTCTTAGTAGAGATCTGCTTCTGCCCAATAGCAGGAGAACCCATCAATCCGAATAGACGTTGTATACCTTGGTAAGCAGCGTCTCCTTCATTCTGGCCTTGTTGTTGTAAAGCATCTCCAACACCTTGCAGCACATCTGAACCAGTTTGAAATCCTTGTTGCAATGTACCAGTAGCACCTAAAGTACCACCAGCGCCTTGCATAGCAAATCCTCTCCGGTTCGCTAACTCATTAGCCGCTATATCAGCACCCGTTTTAGTTAGCGCTTGGTTCATAGCAGCTTCACTTCTAGCAGAACCTAAATTCCCTTGATGGGAATATTGTCCAGCTAGTCCACCCATTTGATCTTTAACAGCTTGACCAATACTATCTTTCATAGCCGCTGTTTGTTTACCTAAAGCATCCGCTCCAAACAGTCCTGTGCCCGCAGCCGCATCTCTATATGCTTGCGTCCCACCATAGGCATCGTGCGCGATTTGATCCATCACACCACCTCGTCCACCGAGCTCTGCTTTCTGAGTCATAGCTGCTTGCTGCTCAGGGGTTAGATTTTCTACGTGGGAAAATGCGCCATCACCATGTAAAGATACTGCTTTATTTAACGAGCTCTCTACCGCGGGACGGGCCCAATCAGGTAATCCTGACTCTGTTGTTTGACTTCCACCTCCACTCATCGTGTGGCACCTCCATTATAATTCTTTCATCAGTGTTGTGTATGGTTCTTCATACCCATAATCCTTTAATGCTCGGACCCAACCCTTCCTCCCATAGACGGAAGCGTACTTACATTCCATATCTCTACCGAATTGTTCAAGCATCTCTAATATTTCTGGGCCGTGTTCAAACCAACCCTCTGAAGTTGTACAGACAATTACCATCTCTTTATATTGCTTATGCGTAAGTAGTCTGGTTATGGCGACGCCATTAATAACTCCATGTTCCTCTTCCCTAACCCAACATTGACAAATAAATTGTTGGCATTCGATGAAGATGTCATACGTAGTTAAATCCCCCAACCCATAGGCGAGGGATTTGTGGACGTAAGGTTCGATGATGTGCCAGCGTAGTGCTAGCTCCTCACCAGTTAGCATCCTTGTCCCCATTAAAATATATCCTGTATTAAAATGTTATCCGGAATTACTCCTGTGGAGGGGTAGTCCAGCCACTGTTGCCTCCATACAGCTAGATTATCTTGTTGCGACGTGCTTAAGCTTGCGTACCATAGAGGATTCAGGATGTCCAGAGTAGAGGTGAAGACCTCATCTCTTTCCACACGCCTTATATGCTCATACCGTTTATCCATTACAGGTTGGGCTATGGCGTCGTCGGAGACATACTCCCTTGCTCCATAGTCCTCATATGAAGCCCCATCAGGAATCTCAATGATATTCGTAATAACACCATCTACTTCTATTGTTGCTTTCATACTATGACTCCGTTATAATAATCTTACCGACGCCACCTGCACCGCCTGATGCATTGTTGCCGCCACCACCGCCTCCACCAGGAGCTGCACCCGCACCACCAGCTCCACCTATACCATTGGTGCCGCCATCGCCGCCGTAAGCAGAAGTACCTGGCCCCGTTTGGTTTATTGCCCCAGACGGTGCAGACGAAGCACCGCCAGCGCCTGAGCTAGTTGTGCTTCCAGGCGGATAGCTGCTGCTGCCGAATCCACTGTTGCCGGTACCTGCTCCAGCACCACCTGACTCTGTAGTTCTATTTGTGCCAATCGATGTAATGGTACCACTAAAGGAACCAGTACCACCAGCAGGGCCAGCTGAGGAGCTAGTACCCCTTTGACCACCACCTCCACCGGTAGCCGTCATAGAACCACTAGTTGTTGGAATAGCTATAGAGGATGTACCTCCTGCGGTACCATTACCATTATTACCACCAGTACCACCAGATCCCACAGTGAAGGTGAGAGTTGTGCCAATCCCACCAAGGGTGTTGAAGTTGAAAGTTGCGTCGGCGTAAGCTCCACCACCACCACCGGCCCCGGTAGAATTATTGGATTGGCCACCACCCCCTCCTCCACCAGCGCCCCATAATTGTATACGGACAGTTGAGGTTTGTCCGCCTTGGAGGGTGTACGATCCGGAGGAAGTAGCTGTGTGGGTAAATCCAGTAGGTTTCCATACAGATTGCCCGCTAGTAATAGAGAGATAGTTCCCATCAGACGCACCAGTCACACTTAACCTGTTGACAGATATACTTCCCGTAGTAATGTTACCACCATCAATGTTAGTAATGGTAGCTCCACCTGTCACAAAGTCTCCACTGGAAAAAGTAACTAGTCCTGAGAACTCTGTAGCTTTTACAGGAGTCGCACCTGTTGCGGTAGTGGTTGTAGCGGATCCGGAAGTATCATTAAATACCACAACGGAAGAGTATACACTATTACTACTTGTCGCACTTTGCGTAGGAGGAGATTCTGACCATCCACTAGACATACCAGATAAAGCACCAGTTGACCAAGTTATAGTAGCAGCAGGAGTGGATGGTGCTGAAGCCACCGCTGGATTTGTGTATATAGTTCTTTGAGCTAATCTAGGAGCCGCCGCTCCATCATCCCCATCAGCACCGTCAGTTCCATTTTGAGCTAAGATCTGAGGTGACGACCATGTAAGCGAGCTATCAGATCCTGTTGCACCTTGCACAGTAGCAAGACTAGTAGATACATAAATGGGATTTGTCCCGGATGGAACGCTTGTACTCCATCCACTTGGCGCAGTTCCAGAGTTTGTGCCAAAGTTATAAGCACCTCCTGTGGGGGTACTTGGAGCTGAGCTAGCTCTTTTGTAAACTGGAAATAAGAATGTACTCAATCCATCAGCACCGTCAGTACCATTAGTGCCATTAGTGCCATTAGTGCCATTAGTGCCATTAGTGCCATTAGTACCATCTTCAACAAACTTTGTAGGCGTAGACCATTCGACAGAAGTATCGGTTCCAGTATCTCCTGATATACTAAACAAATTTCTTGTAGCGTATATAGGGTTATTACCGCTAGGCACTGTGTCAGACCACCCAGTAGGGTTTGTCAGCGTGTTAGTGCCAAAATTAAAGCTTCCATTAGTAGGTGCGCTTGGCGCAGAAGTTGCACGTTGGAATACTATAGCTTGATAAGTAGATACACCATCAGAGCCTGCAGCACCAGTAGCACCGGTACCTCCATCATTACCATCATTACCATCAGTTCCATTTTGAGCTAATAATGTAGGTGTTCCCCAAGTTAAAGTAGAGTCTGTACCTCCACCTCCTGCCGCGCTTATAGCAGTAGAGACTGACATGTACACAGGGTTATTTCCTGAAGGAACACTTGTATACCAATTGTTAGGAGCTGTTAAAGTGTTATTAGTAAAGTTATAACTACCACCAGACGACGGAGCGCTTGGCGCAGAGGATGCTCTTTGATATATTGATACAAATGCTACTGCAGATCCATTACTTCCAGCTGCACCATCAACACCATCTGCCCCATTCTGAGATAATATTACAGGGGTACTCCACGTAAGTGAAGAGTCTGTAGCAGTTGTTCCTTGCACAGAAGCAACAGTTGTACTTATATATAGAGGATTACTTCCTGCGGGGACAGTAGTAGACCATCCGCTAGGAGCGGTACCAGTATTATTTCCGAAGTTGTATTGGCCTCCAGTAGGAGCTGATGATATAGTAGAACTAGACCTTTTATAAATTGGAAAAAAGTAAGTGCTTAATCCATCCGCGCCATCCCCACCATTCTCAACAAATAATTCAGGTGCACTCCACGATATAGTGGAATCTGTGCCTGTATCTCCTGAGACGGAGAATAATCCGCGAGATGCATAAATTGGATTAGTTCCGGAAGGAGTTGCAGCAGACCATCCTGTAGGAGTTGTTAGAGTATTAGTTCCAAAGTTAAAACTGCCGCCTGTAGGTGTGCTCGGAGCAGATGTATCACGTTTAAATATTAACGCTTGATACGTCGATCTTGCGTCTGTTCCATCTTGTAGATACAAATCAGGAACACCCCAAGTTAAACTAGAATCTGTGCCTGTACCACCTGCAGCGCTAGTAGCTGTACTCAAGGAGATATAAACAGTTCCTGTTCCAGATGGAATGCTTGCGCTCCAACCAGTCGGAGGAGATATAGTGTTAGTGTTAAAATTATAGCTGCCTCCCGTAGGAGCTTGCGATATAGTAGAGCTTGACCTTTTATAAATAGATAAAGCAGCTACAGATTTACCATCGTTCCCATCAGCACCATCAACACCGTCAGCGCCATCTGCGCCGCCAGTTCCTAAAAGTGCTGCAGTATTCCATGAGTTAGACCCGGTTATAGTACCACTTCTCGCCGCAACATACCGTAGAGTAACCCATATGTTATCACCACCTGTAGTAGGAATCGTTGAAGTCCATCCATTATTCGCAGATGAAACTATGGGTGAGTTTTCAAAATTATATACTACACTAGTAGGTAAAGTTGGAGCAGTAGAATTTGATGTTGATCTTTGATATAGGAAAAGTGCTGTGCTTCCAGAATCCACACTCGATTGAGACGCTGAGATTTCCCCTGCGTTTAACCCTTGGTTTATCAAACTTGTTAGTCGGTATGTCCAACTATCTAGTTGTGGATCACCAGTAATTGGAGGGTGGATTAAAGTCGTCATTAGCGTTGACCTCCTTTAGAAACACCAAATTGCATTCCTGTAAGATTAAATGTATTTGATGTGGATGTATGCGTAACTCTGTAGTTTAAAAAGCGACCATGTACTCTTATGTCTTGCTTATAGTCGTTAGCAATGTTAAAACTAGTTGTATTCATTTGTCCACTAGCGGAAGCAGTAGGATCTTTATTATCTCCAGGAGCATTTGATCCAACAGCATCTACTTCTAATGTTCCACTACCTTCAACTATGAAAGCAATGGATGATAAAGATTCTGTGTCAAACTCAGGAGTTATAGAGATTCTTCTACGCTCTACGTAAGACTCACTTAGATAATTCTCATTCACTGTCTTTAGTTTTGTAGCAGTTGCTAAGATTAAATTATTATCTATGCTGTCCAGTGCAAGTGGAGCGGAGCCAACTCTTTTTGTCCATACATCTTTTCTGTAATTCCAAACGTATTGAGTTGCATTATTTCTATAGAACCATATCTCATCAAACAAGTTAAAGCGTACTGTTTTGTAATCATGGCCTTGCCTAAAGATACTTCTTACTCTTCCATCTGCGATGGACGCAATTGATCCTGGATGTCCAGCAAAAACGTACACATCTCCAGAGCCATACACAATATGTTTACCATCAACTTGTAGAACGGATCCAGTATTATTAGCACCGTAGCTATCTGTTATAGTTGAAAACTGGAAAGGGATAAATGAATTACCAGTACGCTGCAGAGCATGTATTGAAGTATCCGTGTAGATGTACAATACTCCTTGTAGTTCAGCCATGTCCTGGATTGTCCCTGTTGACGAGAGAGTGAACTCATCAGCAGTGCTAGCACCTATCTCAAACGGGTTCCATCCTAACGGCATATTTCCAGGAGGAGCAACGTCTGAAGTTCTAACTACACCTGTTAGTTTCCTACCATTACCACCAGTCTCTGCTAGATTACCTGCGACTAGTAAATTCCCGTAAGCTCTAATAACGCCTGCTGTTACCGCTGTTACGGGGTTTTGTGCTACGAGGGAGATGATAAATTGGCTACCACCTAACCCATCGTTAGGAGTAAATCTAAATGCCGTAGCTGATATGTTATCAATCGTTCCAATATCCAGCAGTGTTCCGTCCGGTGAAACTCCATTGACTGATCCATTCACTGTGACAGTCTCAGAACGTCTAGGTGTAGATGCACTTTTAGGAATCATTTCTACTTTTATCTTATCACCTGAAGCAAGAGCGGTAGTGATAGTTTTGTACGCTCCAGTTTCTCCTTCATACTCAAAGGTTTTAATAGCTGTACTTGGTGCGTAGCTTTCCCATCCTGGTAGCTTTTTAATTACCGGAGTGGAGTCGTCTTGTATATACATTGGGGCCTGCGCACCATTATTAATAATGATGTGGAATCCACCATTGAATAAAGTATGCTGCCAATTAGAGCTATCTGATATAGATATAGACTCTGGGTTTGTGTAAGACACATTACTATAGCTAGCATTTAAAATTTGTAAAGTAGTTCCCCGAATAACAACGTACTTATCCCCAGAAGGAGCAGGCCAAAAAGCTACATAGTCTATACCAGTAGAAGTAAATCGATCTGTTTCTCCAGGAAACTTCTGTACGGCTCCATCACGGAACCGTACGTTTTGAACATCGCTAAAGACATTTGGTGGGAGAGATACTGCAGGAGTATCAACTACTAACCCAATCTCTGTCAGATTAGAAATAGTTAAAGGTTCTGTTGGCATCTCTGCCTCCTACATTTATTCGTCTTTCTTAAGCTTAGGAAGTACAAACTTCCAAACAATAAATCCCACTACTGCGGCGAGAATGACATACTCAAGTAATGAGTTTGGCATAATCGTTGTAGCTGGTAAGGCTGCTTCAGTTTCCATATTAAGTCTCCTTCATTTTGTTTACGAGGATCTTTTCTAGTTTCTTTTCTTCCGGGCGCCGGGCACGTAGTCCTAAGTATCCAGTTAGAATCCATACAACTCCAGACACAATGCCTAATCCAATTAGATGTTGCGTGAAGTTAGACCACATGAATGCTAGCATTTCCCAGAAGTTCAATTCGCCATCAGCTCCAGAGAAATCTTTAGGAGAGCTAGGTGCGGTTGTTACAACATCTGTCGCAACACCCGCGGCTACTCCTGCAGTCGCACCCACTATTGGTCCACCCGCCGCCGTCCCTATAGCAGTCGCAGCACTCGAGGCTGCTGTTGAGAATATTCCGTCTTTCGACAGATTCCCTAAGCACGCGGTTAGGGTCATCAATAATATTAGACATCCTATTATCCTATAAGTCATCAAGCACACTCTTTAATTCCTGTGACGGGATCAAAGAAGCAAGCTTCCGCTTTATTCTCCTCCTCTCCACCCGTCGTTGAAGTGATTTTAGTCGTGCCCTCTGTCTCCTCTTCCTCTTCCACGGTTTGTTCAATGGTGTTGAGAATACCGTACCGCTTTCCCGCGGCGCGGAATGTTGTGACACCTTTACAACCGTTCTTCCAAGCTTCCAAGTAGACATCTTTAAATTGTTCATACGTAACATCATCTCCCACGTTACAAGTTTTAGACACAGCACTATCAACGTAATGTTGTGCTAAAGCTAATACGGAGAGATGTTCTCTAACGGTAATTTCATTTGATGTACGTCCACTGACTCCTCTTGTGTAAGCATAGTCCTCAACGCGCTCAACGCGTGGTCCGTCAGCAGTTTGGATGGTACGCTCATAGTAATGTGAAAAGACTGGTTCGATTCCTCCGCTGATGTTATCTGCCACCAGTGATATGGTGCCTGTTGGAGCAATTGAGGTAAGGTGTGAATTTCTGATACCATACTCTTTAATTCCCTTTCGTAGTTTGTATGGAAGAGTTTTTGCAAAGCCTGATTTAAGCCAGCTCGATCTATATAGAGGGAATGCGCCTTTCTCTTTTGCAAGTTCTAATGAGGCACGGTATGTAGCGTTACGGAGGGTTTTGAATACCTCTTCTGCCCATTCGAGGAATGATTCGCTACCATAACTATGCCCTAGTATTTCGCCTGCGTTAGCTAATCCAGAGATTCCAAGTCCCATTCGTCTCTTATTCTTAGCTTCATCCTCCTGTTCTTTAAGTGGGTAGATTGTTCTATCAATAACATTATCCATCGCGCGGACAACGTGAGGTATATCATTCTCAAATTGTTTCCAATTGAAAGCTCCATCATCAACATATTTGGTTAAGTTAAAACTCCCAAGCAAGCAAGCCCCGTAAGGTGGAAGAGGTTGCTCACCACAAGGATTAGTAGCTGCGATGCTTTCGCAATACCATAGGTTGTTTGATTCATTAATTCTATCGATGAAGATGATACCTGGTTCCGCCCAGTCCCAAGTGCTTTCCATAATCATATCCCAGATTTCAGTAGCACTTTCCTGGCCCCACACCTCACCTTCAAATATTAGATCATAAGTAGTTCCATTCTCTACTGCTTCCATAAACTTATCCGTTACGGCAACACTAACATTAAACCCAGTAAGCTTATCAGAATTACGTTTAGCAGTAACGAACTCTTTAATATCCGGGTGGTCCACACGTAAAACCCCCATCTGCGCACCCCGTCGATGTCCTGAACTCGAGATGGTTTGACAAACAGCGTCAAATATGCCCATAAAAGATACGGGCCCAGACGCTGAGGAATCAAGGGATTTAATCTTACTCCCTCCTGGGCGCAATAATGAAAAATCATAACCAATACCCCCACCTCGACGCATAGTCTCTGCTGCTTCTCCAGCTCGTTGCATAATAGTATCCATACTATCATCAATCGTACCACTCACAAAACAGTTGTATGCTGTTGTGATGCGACGCGAACCGATAGCTGATTGTACTCGTCCAGCTGGTAGGAATCTCATCTCACCTAAAATACTTTCTAAGTATTCTTTATGCTCATCATCATCACATAAAGCTCCAGCGATACGTATAACCTTATCATGGAAGGTCTCATCTACTTGCCTATACTTCATTTGATCTATTTCTTGAGAGATGGTTAGTTCAGGGCCTTGGTATGCGTTCTTCATATTTGTTGTCCTCACTGGGCTTCTACTGTTCTGTATCCGTATTCGCCATCTTTTCCACAGAGTGACGGATAGCTTTTATATTTTCATCCATGCGCCCTAATGTGACGGCTTGCTGCTGAACTACTTTCTCTAAGGCTTCTATACGTGTTTCATGACGTATTAGCTGTTTACTATTATTATCAATATTGTTATCTAAACTTGACACGTACCAGACGAGCGCGACCGTCTGAGCTATAATTCCTAAAATAAAAGAAATAGGCACTGATTTACTTAAATGCCAACTATCATTTGGATCCATAGTTTCCACCTTACTTTATTATTTTTATTCTTCTTTGCTTTCTAAAGATGTAGTTAGAAGATTGTAGAACGAATCTTTAGCTACTGATATTTGATCTAGGTTAAATTTAGCAGCAGCTATCTTTTTATCTAAATCTAAAACTTGAGATAATAAAATCTTTTGCTGGTCAGTTAACTCATCGATTTTATATTCATTATCGTTGATGGTTAAAGTATTTTCTTTTTCTGTAGACATTTATTGTCCTCACTTTTAAATATTAAGCTCCCTACTAAAGGGACTTATACTCATATATTTAAGGTTTTGTGGGCCAAGAGATACTACTTGGAAAACCTTCTTGCTGCGGAATATTTCTTAACGAAACCCTATACGCTGACATTTCGTCACTCATAGTGACGTCAGATAAAGCGTAAAAATCTGTCTCAGCTAATAGAGAATCCCTTACTTCTCTTGCAGCCGCCGCATCAATTGCTGTTTCTTCTTCTGCTGTTTTTTCAGTAATAGGAAAAGAACGCCAAAGATCTTGAACAGGTACACTTGTATCCGTATCTAATTCTTGAACTTTAGTATCCCCAAGAGATGCTTTAATTCCTGCAATTAACTCACTTTCAGTTGATGTTTTAGGTAGCGGAGTTATTTCTTCGCTTGCGTATGTATGCGAGTGTTCATACTCGATTGAATAGTCTACTGTTTTTATCTGTTCCAAATCTTCAGATAAAGTCGCACCTTCAACTTTCCAATTAGCCATTGTGTCTCTCCTTTTGCTTAATTCCAATAACAGACAAGAATGATACCCGCAGAACCGCTACCACCGTTACCTGCGCTATTTGGGCTGTCAGCATTTGTGCCGCCTGCCCCACCGCCACCACCGTAACTTTGTCCAGTTTCGCCCTGTTTATAAGGCCAACTACCAACGCCACCTCGACCACCGTTCCCGATATAAGTGGCAAGCCAACCAGTATCTAAAGGCGAGGTGCCTCTAGCCGCCGCACCTGATTGCGGGTGTGCTTGACCACCATTACCGCCACCTGCGCCACCGCCGCCGCCGTAACCATTACCACCGTTGTTGCCGTAACCTGTGGTGATATTTATCCCAATGCCACCGACATAATTTGCATCGCCTCCACTAGCCGAACCGCCAGTGCTGGCATTATTGCCTGAGTAGTTGTAATCGTATTGACCACCACTACCACCACCTGCTGTCAATGAAACGCTGTTACCACTGACTGTAGTAGTGCCACCTGAGCTACCGTTACCAATAGAAGGTGAATAAGTGTGACCTGCCCCACCGCTTCCTCTAGAAACGGAATATGAGTCACCAGACGTACCAATAAATCCCTTGATAGCTACACCACCACCCGCACCGCCTGATGTCCTAATAGCGGGTGCGCTTGATTTTTGAGAGGTGTCTAGCACACCTGCACCACCGCCACCACCGCCGATAGCAATGATTGCAACAGCGCCGCCTTGTGAAAGAGTAAAGTTACCTGTTTTGGTTTGAATGGTGTCGGGAGTGCCAAGGTCAAACGTCTTAGTGCTTGAGTTCCAGACAGGCGCAGATACAGCACTCGCACCATACCATTCGTTAAAAGCCATCTGTGCGCCAGAGGACTTACTAATAAGCCCCCTAATGTCACTGTCGTTAATTTCACACGCTGAACCAGAAGAACCCCCTGCTTCTACATGAATATCATTAATACTTATCTGACCGCTAGTTTGTAGAGCCATTCTTTAACTCCTCAATTTCAGCTTTCAGTTCCTTGACACTTTCAATAAGCAATCCAATAAGTTGGTCATACTGAACAGTCTTGTACTCAACATCATCGTCGGTCTTGAGAGGCAATTTGCTTTCTGTAACTGCGCTTGGAAGAACCGCTTCGACCTCTTGGGCAATCACCCCTGCGCTCTGTTTGCCATCTGCTTTGTAGGTAAAGGTGTAGCCGTTTAGCTGACCCACTTTATCCAAAGCACCTTCGATTAGCTTGATGTCTTCTTTAAGCCGTTCATCAGAGACTGTGGTTGAGTAAGCGATTACGTTGCCATCAACGTGAAGGTCGCCATCAGTTTCAAGGCGCATTTCTTCTGTTCCAGCAGGGTAAAAACCAATGTCATTCCCGATAGCGCCAATCTCTGCTTCTCCTGCATTATCTTTTAACTGAATTGCGGCAATGGTATCCGTACTTTCAAACTTGGCGACTACGTTAGATGTACCACTGTTCACAGTCAGTCCATTGGATTTCAGGCGCATGACTTCACTGTCGTTCGTTTTGAAAACTATGTCGCCGTTATCGACATTTACAAGTTGAGCCTCATTTCCATTATAGTTCTTTATAATAAAACCTGAGGTGTTGCCGTTTTGTTTGACAGTAAGTTGAGCAGGGTCAGAACTTCCACCATTAACAGTCAAACCACCAGCCGTGATCCCGACATTACCACTGTTGTCGATGCGCATGGCCTCTGAGCCACCTGTACCATTGTTTGTTCTGGTTCTAAATATTAAATTTGCAAGACTACCTGCATCCTCGCCTACCTGTATTTCCCATATTTCTTTGTCATCTGTAGCATCAGTAGTCTGCAACATAATTCCAGTGTCACCTGCACCTGCAACGTGAAGGCTTCTTAAAGGCGAATCTGTGCCAATCCCAACGTTACCGCTGCTGTCGATGCGCATACGTTCTGTGTTGCTAGTTTTCAGAATAAGATTACCTGCTTCAACAACATTTAGGGTACCAGAAGGAGAGGTTGCACTTGAGTGACCTATCGTAAATTTATCACCACCCCCGCTATCGAACTCAATGCCTCCAACCACAGAGGAGTAATCGCCTTTGATTGATGTTCTAAAACCAGCGGTTGGCGAACTCGTGCCAATCCCAACATTTCCGCTGCTGTCGATGCGCATACGTTCTGAGTTATTAGTACCGAAACGCATATCTGCATTGCCTTCGCCCCACAGACCAATCGCATTAGTCCCATCGTTTTGAAAGATGTAACCGTTGACCTGAGCGTTACCTTGTACATGCAGCTTTTGGGAAGCAGAGGTTGAACCAACTGAGACATTACCGCTGCTGTCGATGGTCATAGCCGTTGCTCTAGCAGTGCCTATATTAAACTGTCTTGAGTTTTGACTATATTGAATAAACCCATCATACCGCCCTGCATCACTACCAGAGTTATCCCCAAAGTAAATATTACCTGAGCCAGTTGTACCTGTTCTAATTTGTATACCAGCAGAAGATGCACTGCTTGAACCAATAACTAGACCATAGCCAGAGCCTGTAATGTCATTTACTGTAAAGTCACCGC